CCAAAATTTCTAAAATTAAAAATCAAATTATTACATTATGAACCAAACTGAAAGCGAATTTTTATATCACACATCTTGTGACAACTGTTCCTCATCAGACGCAAACTCTGTGTATTCAGACGGACATGCGTTTTGTTTTTCATGTAACACAACAACACAAGGACAATCAACAATGGAGTTAACACCAATTACAAAACAAGAAAGTAATTTTATTAAAGGCGAACACTTACCTCTTAATAAAAGACAAATTAATTTAGACACAGTAAAAAAATATAACTATCAAGTAGGTGCATGGTTTGCACGTCCTTGTCATATTGCTAATTATTATAATGATAGCAAAGAGCTAGTAGCACAAAAATTAAGATACCCTTCAAAAGATTTCAATGGATAGGCAATCCAAAAGAAGCAGGATTGTTTGGACAAGAAACTTGTAGAGGGTCAGGTAAATACATAACAGTTTTAGAAGGCGAAATTGATGCTTTAACTATGTCGCAGATTAACGGAAATAATTTTGATTTTGTTTCTATTAAAACAGGTGCGGCAGGTGCAAAAAAAGACATTCAAAAATCACTCGATTTCTTGGAGGGTTATGAGAATGTAATCTTAATGTTCGACCAAGACGAACAAGGGCAAAAGGCGGCGTTGGAAGTTGCAAAACTTTTCACCCCTAATAAAGCCAAGATTGCTTCTCTACCACTTAAAGATGCTAACGAAATGTTGTTAGCAGGTAAAACAGAAGAACTTAAAAATGCTATGTGGAATGCAAAACCATATAGACCTGATGGTATTGTTTTAGGTTCAGAAATCTTTGATGAGATAATGAAAGAAGATAAGTATGTTACTGCACAATACCCTTTTAAATCTCTTAATGATAAGACACATGGATTAAGAAAAGGTGAACTAACAACTATTACAGCAGGTACAGGTGTAGGTAAATCATCTTTCTGTCGTCATGTAGCATTAGATTTATTAAAACAAAATTTTGGCGTTGGCTACATTGCATTAGAAGAAAGTATTAAAAGAAGTGCATTAGGTATTATGGGTGTTCACCTAAAGAAACCTTTGCATTTAACAAGAGAAGGAATAAGTGAAACACAATTACAAGAAACTTTTAAATCAACTATTGGTAATGGGAATTTTTATTTATATAATCACTTTGGCAACACAATAGCTGATAGTCTTCTTAATAAAATTAGATACCTAGCAAAATCTTGTGAAGTAGACTTTGTAGTATTAGACCATTTACACATGGCATTATCTGCATTGGGTGACACGCACACAAATGATGAACGAAAACTTATTGATTACTTTGTAAGTAAATTAAGAACACTTGTAGAAGAAACAGGTATAGGAGTTATTCTTATATCTCACCTTCGTAGGTCAGAGGGAGACAAAGGTTTTGAAGATGGCAAAGAAGTTACTATGAATAGTCTTCGTGGGTCAGCTTCAATAGGTCAGTTATCAGATTTAATTATAGGTATTAACAGAGATATTAAGTCAGATAAAAAATTAGCTAATCTAACAATCCTCAAGAATAGATTTTCAGGAGAAACAGGCAAAGCCTGTACGTTGTTATATGATTTAGACACTGGTTGTCTGTCAGAAACAACACCTGACGTATTAGATGACTATTAGAAATGTTACTGCAAAGCAAAAGAAAGATGCTTTGTTTTGGTCTGGGTTAGTAGCAGACGCAGTGGCGAAAGCCAAATCAACACATCAACCTCAAACAATAAAAATAGGAAATATTAAGACAGCATTTATGTTGCAAGACACTCTCACGTCTATGGCGTTAGCAGGTGAAGATGCGGCGTGGAAAGTAGAAGTCTTATTAGAAACAGCACATTAATTATGAAATTACCAACAATAAATAAAAAAATATTAGATGCACCTTTTGTGCATTGCTTTTGGAAAGATATAAATTCCTCCGCAATTTGGACTTCATTAAAAGAAGCTAAAGCAAGTAAAGTTACTATCTGTATTACAGCAGGTTGGCTTTTAAGAGCAGACAAAGATGTGCATGTAATTGCAGGTGATGTTAATTTTAATGATGATGGCACACTAGGTGACGTAGGTAACGTAACTACTATGCCTTCAGTAAACGTATTAAAGATTAAGAAGGTATCAGTTTGAGATACGTCTTTGATATAGAAACAAATGGATTTCTCCATATATGCGATAAGGTACATTGTATTGTACTTAAAGACATAGACACAGGAGAGATACTTACACCTAGCAATGAAGACGCTATAAAACTTTTAGAAGACGCAGAGTTAATCATTGGTCATAACATTATCAAGTTTGATATTCCTGTATTAGAGAAATTATATTCCGCTACATTTAAGGGCAAAATTTTCGACACGTTAGTAGGTACAAGATTAGTATATGCAGACATCAAAGAAAGTGATTTTTCAAAAAAAGACTTTCCTAAAGATTGCATAGGTAGACACTCATTAAAAGCATGGGGTAATAGAATAGGTGAGTACAAAGAACAAATAGAAACAGATTGGCAAACTTTTACACCAGAGATGTTGGAGTATTGCAAACAAGATACAGAAGTAACATATAAATTATATAAAGTTTTACAAGAAAAAGGTTACTCCCAAGAAGCTATGGATTTAGAACATGAAGTAGCTTCTTTAATATTTAAACAAGAACAGCATGGTTTTACTTTTGATAAAACAAAAGCAGAAACATTGTCTGTTAAATTAAAAGCCAGACAAGCAGAGTTAGCTGAAGAATTACAAGGTGTGTTTGAACCTATAGTAGCTGAAAGATGGTCTACTAAAACAGGTAAAAGATTAAAAGATAGTGTTACTGTATTTAATCCATCAAGCAGACACCATGTAGCACAAAGATTAAAAGATAAATATAATTGGAGTGCAGAGCAATTTACTTCTGATGGTAAAGCTAAACTTGATGATACAATTTTAAGTAAACTTCCATACCCAGAAGCTAAAATATTATGTGAAACTTTTTTATTAACTAAAAGAATTGCACAAATATCTAATGGTTCACAGGCTTGGTTAAAACATGAACGTAATGGTAAAATTCATGGCACATGCAATACCAATTCGTGTGTAACTCAAAGAGCAAGTCACTCTCACCCAAATTTAGGACAAGTTGTTAGTTCGTCTGCACCTTATGGTAAAGAATGCAGAGAATTATTTACAGTACCAGAAGGTAAACGATTAGTAGGAATAGACGTAAGCTCTTTAGAAGTTATGGCATTGTGCCATTTCATGTCAAAGTTTGACAATGGTGCATACACTAAAGTTGCACTTGAAGGTGACATACATACAGAAACACAAAAACTAGCAGGGTTAGACAGTAGAGATTTAGCAAAGCGTTTCTATTATTGTTTTTTATATGGAGGTTCAGTCAAAAAGATTGCTGAAGTAATTAACAAACCATTTAAAGAAGCAGGAAAGATTAAGAAAAGGTTTTTAAATAACTTACCTGCATTACATAAACTTATAGAAGGCGTACAGTCTGCGGCTGAACGTGGTTATCTAAATGGTTTAGACAAAAGACAAATCAAAGTTCGTAATAGTTACTCAGCACTTAATACATTATTACAAAGTGCAGGTGCAATCCTATGTAAAAGATGGCTAGTAGAATTTAACAAAGAGATTAAGAAATTTAAGAACGCACAACAAGTTGTATGGGTACATGATGAGATACAAGTTGAGTGTGAAGAACAAGACGCTGAAAATATTGGAAAGATAGCAGTAGAATGTATTAAACGTGCAGGTGAACACTACCAATTAAGAGTGCCGCTCACAGGCGAATACAAAATACACACAGATTGGAGTGGAACACATTGAAAAATAATAAATTTGATATTGATTTAAAGTATGGTCAAGAAAGAGAACAGAGACTAGCTTCTATACTGGACAAAGATAAGAATAAGATAGAAGTTAAAACAGAGAGAGACTGGTGGTTTAAGACAGGTAACATTGCAATAGAAATAGAATGCAATGGCAAACCTTCAGGTATCATGGCAACCAAAGCTGACTATTGGGTACACATATTAGCAGAGGGTGACAAAGATTATTGCAGATTAATATTTGATACTAGAACAATAAAAAGATTAGCAAAAAAATACATAGGTACACTTAAAAATGGTGGTGATGGTTGGCGTAGTAGGTTTGTCTTAATACCTTTAGCCGAAATATTTTTACCAAAAAATTTAAGCAAATCTATGCAGGAAAGGATAGTTAAATAATGTATAAAAAGAAAAGAGTATTAGTAATAGATGGTGACATACTTGCTTATCAAATAGCAACTAACAATGAACAACCTATCAACTGGGGTGATGGCTTATGGACATTACACGCAGATGAAAACAGTTGCATACAGCAATTAGATGCAGTGATAGATGATTTAGGTTCTGGGTTGTCAGGTGATGATTATGTTGTAGCACTTACAGATAAGAATAATTTTAGAAAAGATGTTCTTCCTACATACAAAAGTAATCGTAAAGAAAAACGTAAGCCAATAGTTTTAGGTGCAATGCGTGAACACATTATGAAAAAACATAATGGTGTTATGTGGGCTAACCTAGAAGCAGATGATGTCATGGGTATTATGGCAACTGAACCTACTGTTGATGAAGAAAGAATATTAATAAGTATAGATAAAGATATGAGAACTATCCCATGCAATCTTTCACAAGATGGTATGACAGTAGAACAAATACCAGAGAAGATAGCTAATTATAACTTTATGATACAGACAATCATGGGTGACAAGACAGATGGTTATGATGGTATTGAAGGTGTAGGCATTAAGACAGCAGAGAAGTTACTTCTTAAATATACTAACTGCACACTGCCTGACATTTGGAAGATAGTTAAAGGTATCTACAAAGAAAAAGGTTACACACAAAAAGAAGCTCTACAACAAGCTAGGGTCGCACACATTTTAAGACATGGAGAATACAATAAGAAAACAGGAAAGGTAAAACTATGGACGATATAAAAAAACCAATGCACTACAATCAAGGTGGTGTTGAACCCATAGATTACATTACTAAAAACAAACTCTCATACTGTGAGGGCAATGTGGTTAAGTATATTTCTCGTTGGAGATTTAAAGGTGGCATACAAGATTTAAAAAAAGCTAAACAATACATAGATTTTATTATTGATAAAGAAGCACAACCCACAGTAACAGAAAAAAAAGATGATTGATTACGATAGAGACGAGTTACTTACTGACTTTGGTAAGACAACTTTAAAAGATAGGTATTTATTACCAGAAGAAACATCACCGCAAGATGGATTTATGAGGGCGGCAAAAGCATTTTCAGATAATGATGAGATGGCAGAAAGAATTTATAACTACGCTAGTAAACTTTGGTTTATGTACTCAACACCTATTTTATCTAATGGTGGTACTAACAGAGGTATGCCTATCTCTTGTTTTTTAAATTATGTTGGTGATAGTAGAGAAGGATTAACAGGACATTACACA